GCCTGGGAGTTGCGAACGATATTGCCGCTTACCGTGAAGTTAGCCAGTGCGGAGAGCGTCATGCCGTCGCCGCCGCTGGTACCGAAGCACCAGTTGTCAGCAATCACCACATCAATTGCCTGGCCTACGTTGATGTTGTTGTAATTGTTGACGCAGATGTTTCCACGGATCGTGATGCCGGTGTGCGTCGCGGCCACCACACCGCCGATGTAAATGCCGCCGGTGTCGCAGTTCGAAACCACGTTATCTTCGATACGAAGCGACTCCAGAACACCGGGGCTGGCGAACGTCGCGATGCCCTTGCGGAAGGCGTTGACCACCGTATTGCCGCGCACGTGGAGATCCGACGTCGGCGTGGCCGTCGTGGTGAACAGCATGATCCCGTGGTTGTTCGAGTACCCCGTGCGCCCAACGTCGATCAGGTAGTTGTCGTAGACCTTCAGAACTTTCTGTTCCTCGAAGGCCATGCCGGCCTGCGTGGTATTGCGCACCGAGACGCGCTGCACCCAGTTGTCGTTGCCGGTCTTCAAATAGACGCCATAGCCCGCCCCGTTCGTGCCGTCCGTGTTCCCGTTGATCAGGAAGTCGGACACGCGCACGCTGCTGCCTTCCGAATTGACCGCCTTGCTGGTGGCGACCATGCCGAGCGTGCAAGACAGCGTCGTGGCGTCCACACCCTGGCCCACCAGGGCGACGTTCGCAGGAACCGTGAGTTGGCCGGAGATCACGGCTGTACCGGCTGGCATCGCAACGGCGGTGCTCATCGTGCCAGCCAGCACCATGCCAGCGGCTGCAGCCAGCACCTTGTTCAGTGCGCTGGTGTCATCCGTCACGCCGTCGAACTTGGCGCCGCCCTGCTTGGCACGCAGCGCGCCGTACTGCTGTAACTTCCAGCGCTTGCCGTCATTGGCGACGATCACCGAGACGCCGTTGTCAGCGGTGGCAGTATCGAAGTCATCGGCCACAAAGAAGCCATGTCCGCCGTCACCAGGCGCGTTGTAGCCGGCCATGTGAACGCGCTTGTACTCGGACCCGTCCAGCTTCTTCAGGTCCGCCACGCTGTTCACAACGCGGTCGAGAATGTTTCCCCACGCGATCTCCTGATCGCCAACGGTGCGAAAGCTGGGAACGCCAAGCGACAGCGTGGTGCCGGTGCGCACGGTCACTTTCCCCACCCAGCTCGGGATTGGAGTCGGGAACGATAGCGACGTGCCGATCACCGTGAAATCTAGTTGCGGCGCGCCGTCCCAGTAGACCCAGCAATTCGCCTTGTTGATGGGCGAGCGCTCCAGGGTGATGGTGTTGTCCACGTCCGGGACATAGTTGACGCCAGGAAGGAAAGACTGGATACGAAGATCGCCGGAACCGAGAGACGAAGGGAAAGGCAGCATCGTGTGCTTGCCAGACGCATCGAAGCCGAGGATCATCATCGCCCGGCTGCCAGGCCCCGGCAATTCGCCGTCAAGATTCTCGGCCACCGGATAGCGGATTCCGCTTCGCTTGTCGCGTGCACCAACCTGAATAGCTTCCCAGACCCGGTCAAAGTCGAGATTCAGAGTCTGCGCGCGAAGGTCACCGTTGCGCTGATAGTCGGTCACCCGTTCCAGTACCACGTCCAGCAGCAGGACTACCTTCGCGCCATCTGCAGGGGCAGTACTGAAGGTGACAGCGCCGCCTGTTTGTGATCCAACGCCGTTTACCGTGAATCCGCTGGTCTGCTCTACGTTGTCCACCGAGACGACAAGATCGTCCTCGGAGATCAGGTAGAAGCCGTATGGGAAAGTGGTCGTCACACCGTTTCCGGTGTAAACGAAGATCGTCGATTGTGCTGGTACGGACATTGGCGGCGGCCTTTTGTGGGAGGCGCCGCCCAGAGACGGCGCGCTAGTCGACTTCGAAGGTCACTTCATGGACCCCCGCGGATTGCCGCCAATCTTTGACGTTCTCGGCTGTCGGTTTCCCGACAAGGTGGTTAATACGCACAGGCGACTGCAGGATGGCGCCGGAACCTGAATCGAGGTAGCCGTCTGGCTGCTCCTTGACTGCCGGGTTCCAATCCTTCATTTCGTCCCACATCGGGCCGTTCAGCACGTCGACGTGTGCCCACAACACCCCAGACTTCATGGGGGGCTCCAGACCGGCGAGGATGCGCTCGTTCTTGTTGCCCTTGGCAATGAATTCCTTCACGCCGCAGCGCAGCCCTTCCTGCTTCAGTGCGCGCTGCAGAAGCGTCGGTATGAAGGCGCCGAGGCCATTGGTTTCGACAGAGATGTGGACGATGTTGAAGCGGCGCACCAGATCGCAAATCTGCATCACCTGCCCGCTCTCTATCTGGGTGTTCCGGGTGTCGCCGAATACCGCCATTTCACCGGTCAGTCCTTGGGCCACATGCCAGTAGTGATTGCCGAAGCCATCGTCCAGGATCAGAGAAAAAGCCGATGTATCGCCGCCGAGCTTGCCCTTCGCGGGGTCCCAGTAGGCGCGTCCGCTTACGATCTGCACGCCGCCCAGCATCATGCGCACCGCGCGGTTCGCATTCTCTAGGCGAGGATGCATGTCATACGCTCTGATCAGTTCAGGATCGAGGCGGCTCTCTGTGATCGGCTTGGCTTCGAGCATGTATTGCGAGTCCCAGTAGTTGAGCGTCCGCACCTTCTTGCGTCGGCTGGCGATGTCCTCGCGCGTGAAACGCTCCGGCCATGCGCAGCGCGCGTAGATGTCGATCACCGCCCCGACCGGGTGACTCAGCACGACGCAGCGCCCGTCTAGCGTGTAGTCCTCGCCTTCCTTCAGCAGCCGCGATGTCTTGTGGATGCCGACGATCACATACAGGCCATCGACGCCGGGCTCGAATGGGAAAGGGAACCGCGTGCGCGTATCCATTTCCTTGTCGTATCGGATGCTGTCTTCGAATAGGGGGATCTTCAGCAGCGTGGCGCCGGCGTCCACCAGTTCGGGATAGATGGAGTCGTGTGTATGCGGCGTCCCGATGTAGGTTTCCCGGCCGCCGGGCACCAGAATGAAGGTGCCTTCCTGAATCTTGGCACGCAGGTTTTCGCGGGCATCGGCCGTCTTGATGTTCTTCGGCACCTCCACGTCGTCGTAGTCGATGTCCTTGGCACGGGCCGATGTCACGTTCTGGTTGACGCCTACGGCGGTCATGCTGGCGTTACGCGCGTCGTTAGCGCCGGTCACCCAGAACATCTGCGCGCCAGGCTTCGTGGGCAGCATGCCGCCGCACAGTGGGTGTCGGCGCAGTACGTTGATGGTGTCGCGCGTCAGCTTGGCTGCAAGCTTTCCGTCAGCCGCCCAGATCAGCGACACCCATGTCCCGTCGTTGTATAGCTGCCACGCCTTGTAGACGGCGTAGATGGTGGACTTCGCCGCGCCCCGGAACACCATCAGCACGCGCACCGGGTCGTTGCAGAACTCCAGCCACTGGCAGATGCGCACGTGCAGGGTGGGAACCTGCCAGTTCATGACCTTCGCCCACATCAGGAAGAAGGCCAGGAAGGTGATGCGCTTATTTGCCATGGACTCGCTTGTCGAAGGCGGCTTTCTTTGCGGTGCCTTGTGCCTGGTCGATCAGCTTCTGGGCCTCCCGCTCGTAGGCAGAGATTTCTTTCTCGATATCGTCCTCTACGCTGGATTCCTCCGCGCCTTCTGTGGGCGCCGGCGGCAGGCCAGCGCCGCGCTGCAGGCTGGTACCGACAAAGCTTTCGGTGCGGATGGCCAGTGCCAACGCCGACGCCGCCGTCTTCCGGCACCAGTACAGATCGCCGCGCGTCTTGGCATCCATGTCGCCGAGCTTCAACCCCTGCCCCGGCCACGATGTCGGGTCTGCCTCATTCAGATACACGTCGATCAGCTTTTCGGTAAGCGCCTGCAACCGTACGAATTGATCCTGCCTCATCACTGTTCTCCAAATGCCGCACCAAGGTTCGGTGCGCGGTCTGGGGCGCCGGTGCCGGGGTTCCACCAATAGTCCTGATCCCAGTCCTTCTGTGCCCGCGACTTCATCTTCGAAAGATAGCCGGGAGACAGGTTCTCTTGCAATGCATGCAGGCCGGCATGATCGAGTGCGGCCTTTGCGTACCACAGATTGATGTATGGGAGGTGGCTCCGCGTAAAGCGCAGCGACTCGGCTCCAATATGCGTATCTTTCCCAGCTTTCAACTGGTAAGCGTTCTCTAGCCCCAGTTTGCCAACCAGGTCAAACGCACTACCGATGGTTGGGCCCGCCAAGTTCTTTATGGCGTTGGCCGTAGAGTCGCCAGGGTTCTCGGTCGGATCGGTAAGCAGGAAGTCGCCCACGATCCCCAGCCCACCGCCCTGTGCCAGCGCGCGCCACCAGAACTTGCCCTGCGTCATGTCGATGGGGTCTTTGCCTTGGACAATCTGCTTGTTCTGGTAGGCGATTGCACCGAGCCCGGTAAGCGTCACCAGCATGGCGCCGCCGTACAGCGCACGGTTGACCAGAGCCGGAAGCGGCGCACCCTCCATCCGCCCCGGCGCCTCGGTCATGCGCGACCAGTGACGCGAGATCATGGCGATAGGGAACGACTTGAACTGCATGACAGAGCGCGCAAACTCGCCCAGCGGCGTGCCGCGCTGAGTGCCACCCCACGACTGCGCCGCCTTGGTCGTCAGGTCTGGGTTCAGCACCGCATATTCCGACTCGTCGGTGATCAGACCCAGTACCTTGGCCACCACTTCGTCAGCGCGCGGATCTCCCGCGGCGCGGATAGCTTCCGGCGTCAGGAAGTCCATGCCGTTGTAGGGCGTCAACTGTGCTTGGCGGATAACGTCCCAGTCGCTTTCCGTAAGCCCCTTGCTGGTCATGCGCCAGCGGTCATACTCGGTGAGCGCCTTCCAGTCGGTCTTCGAGAGCTTGGCCATGCCGTTCATCATGGTCATGCTATACGCGCGGCGCAGCGTGTCGGTCCAGGCATTCATCAGCGACAGCTT